ACCACTTCCAATCCAAGTATTTCCTGAAATATTTACTAATGTATAAGTTCCTGAAATTAAAGCCGCACCACTTGACGCTGAATTAAAAAGTAAATAGCCTGCTGTGCTGTTTGAACCACCAGTTGTGCTTGCTTGGTTTGTATAGTTAGAAGTAGAAACATAACCAGTATTTTCAATTCCGCCTGAATCACCTAATTGAATTAAAAAATTTGATGTTCCGCTTGAAGAAACTTCATTAAACATCACAGTAATCCGTTTCACCCAGCTAGGAATACCAGTAAAGTCAATGCTTGTTCCGCTTGTAGAAGCCTGTGCGGTTGCTCTTTGAATACTGTCATAAACAGCACCAGTATTGGTTGTTACTCCTGCACTTCCGTTAATAGTTACTGCCATGATTAACCCTCGTAAAGAATATTGATTGAGCCAGCATCGAATGTATCTGTGCCGTTTACTGTAGTTAGGCGGACTGTTGTTAATGTGTCTGACAATGTTTTAGACCCACCTAAAGACGACACAGAAGCAGAAACAGTAGGCTGTTGTGCTGTGTCACCATTTAAAATCCAAGTGTTTCCGTCAATTTTGCACAAAAACGCATTGCCTGTTAAAGACGCTGCGGCTGGGTTTGTTTGAGTAAGTAAATAACCTGTTGTTGAGTTTGCCGATGACCCAGCGTTTTGTGCTGTTGACAAATAACCAGTTGTTTCAATACCGCCAGCATCACCTAATTGAACTTGAATTAAAGATGTACTGTTAGAAGAAACGCCAGCCAACATAATAGTAATACGCTTTACCCAAGATGGAATTGAACTAAAGTCAACCGATGTAGGGCTTCCAGTAGCAAGATTAACGGCAGTTCCGCTAGTGACTACACCACCACCAAATGTGCCTGTAGCCGTTAGGTTAGTAGCAGTTACACCGCCTGACGCTACAGTTAATCGTGTAGTTCCATTAGATTGAATCTCTACAGTACCAGAGGTATCGGCTGTAGAAACAAACCCGCTAGATGTAGATGCGTTTAAGGTTACAGCCATATTAAGCCCCTTTCAATGCGTCAATCTGCTCTTGCAGTTTAGCAATCTGTTCTTCTTTGGTGGGTTGACTAGCAAGCCACTCTTGATATTGGGCTTCTGCTTGGGCGATTTCTTCGGCAGTTAACTGAACAGTCTTTTGCTCACCAGTTTGTATATTAACTTCAATTCGTTCCATGATTTATTCCTTATTCATACAAAATGTTAATAGTGCCAGCGTCAAAAGTATCTGTGCCGTTTACTGTGGTTATGCGGACTCGGTCTAATGTTGCAGACAATGATTTAGAACCAGTTGTATAAATGCTATAAACAGAATCTGTCCTAGCCAAACTACCAAAAGCGTTCCATGTATTTGTAGAACTATCTAATAAACTAATTGTTATATATCCTGAATAAGTTCCAGCCGCTGCATAAGTACCAAATAAAGTAAATCCAGCCCCTGCATAAACTTGTCCTGCGGCTGTACCACCTGAAACTGCACTTGATGAACCACCATATCCAGTAGTTTCAACTCCACCAGAATCTCCAATTTGGATTTGATAATTACTTGTTCCGTTAGTAGATACTCCGCTTAACATCACAGTAATCTTTTTAACCCAACTAGGAATACTAGTAAAGTCAACAGAAGTGCCACTTGTTGATGCTACGGCAGTTCCGCTAACGATTGCACTATTTACATTATTAGCAACGACTGTTCCTGTGCCAACGGGTAAAGTTAAAACGCTAGTACCTGCTACCGCTTGTTCTTGTAGCGTACAGCTTCCGCTAGTTGAGCCTAATAAGACAATAGACATATATTTTCCTTTAAAGAATTACCCACCTACTATCGCTAGGAACGGTAACGGTGACACCGCTATTAATCGTGATTGGCGAAACTGTTGACGCGTTTTTGCCTACAGGAATAGCGTAGGTAGCCGTAACAAATTGACCGTTTTCTACAAATACTTGGTCACCTCCAGCGCCTGTCGCACCGCCGCCAATTTGTGTCCAAGTATGGACAACGTAGGTGCCTACGGTTGAAGCGCTGCTGCCAGGGTCTGCCGCCATAACATAGCTAAACGATGTAGCGTCAATATAGGTAATGTTGTACGAACCGTTGTAATTAGTAGGAATACAGCCGCTAAAGGTAATGTAGTCCCCTGTTGATAGGCCATGAGGCGCGGTGGTAGTTGCTACCGCCGTAGTAGCTGGGGAGCCGGTATTAACTAAGCTAGAAACCGTTTGCCCGGCAACGGATACGTTGCCCTCATACTCGCCAACGGTGGTGTTAAACCGCAGCATCCCGTCTACAGGGGTTGTCGACCGTTCAGAGGTTAAGCCTGAAGGGATCTGCATCTGCGTTACAGAGTTAAACACCACATTGCCACTTGCCGAAAGGTCTGTAAACGAACCAGCCGCGGGGGTAATATTACCAATTACAGCGCCGTTAATTTGACCGCCGGTAATGATTACGTTACCAAAGTTAATGCCAATATTGATGTTATCTACAGTCCAAATCAGCGCATCGGTAGAGTCGCGTAAAACAAATTTATACGCATCGCTTGGCGTAAGCCATACGTTTGCTTCGCCGCGTGAGTCCAAAATAACTGGGTTAGTATTACTAACATTACCAGTAGAGTCTTGATAGGTAGCTAAAGGCGTAGAAGTGCCTGCGGCGTAGGTATAGAGTTTACCAGCGACCAAAGGAACACCGCCAGCAGTAAAGAATTGTTGCTTCGGTGATGGTGATAAGGCTGTTGTCATAAGTTACCTCATAGCTTTCGTGCTAGTGTATCAGAAGGATATAAAAAAATCGCCATAATATTACAAGACAATCCAACGGCTGCCAGCCGGTACGGTCACGACAACACCTGAATTAATTGTGATTGGCCCAGCAGATGATGCGCTGTTGCCTGATGTAATACTGTAGTTAGCGCTAATAGTTCTGTTATTTTCCCACAGACCAAAGGCGGTAATGTTAGAGCCGCCGCCTGCGGGGGCAGACCAAGAAGCAGTCGTTCCATTAGAAGTCAAAACGTAAGTATTTGCACCAATAGGCAATCTAGTTGCGCTGTTTGCGCCGTTGCCTATTATTAGGTCGCCAGTAGTTGTGATTGGGGATAGCGCGTTAAACGCTGCACTAGCGGTAGTTTGGCCTGTACCACCATTGGCGATAGGTAAAGTGCCAGATACTTGGGTAGTTAGGCTGACTCCTGACAATGTACCGCCAAGCGTTAAGTTACCGCTAGAAGTAACGGTGCCTGTCAAAGTAATGCCGTTAACGGTGCCAGTACCGCCTACAGAAGTAACCGTGCCTTGTGGGTTCGCAGCCGTAGTAATGCTAGTTACCCGCCCGTACGTGTCAATCGTCACTACGGGAATAAGCGTAGCTGACCCTGTTGTGCCTGGCGTAGCGATCCCCGAAACAAGGTCAATCGCGGGTGTAGTACCACCGCTACTGGTTATTCTGCCTGCTGTACCGCTTACTGAAGTAACGTAAGTGCCAGCAGGTTGCTTGTTGTTAAACGTATTCCAGTCGGTGCTAGTTAGGTAGCCATCAACGCTTGTGGTAGCCGCAGGCATACTAATGATGGGGTTTTGACCGCCAGACGACGCTACGGGCGCGGTTCCAGTAACACCAAGAACGCCCGTATTGGCAATAGTTACAGGGGCTGATCCGTTATAGGACGTGCCTGATAAGCCTGTGCCGATGGTCAACGCGTTGGTTGCGGTGGCTGTAATCGTACCGCTTGCGCCTAATGCAACCGCCACGCCATTAAAGGTCACGGAACTATTAGTTAGTTGGCTATTGCCGATACCGCCTAGGGTTCCTCCTAAGGTTAGGCTTCCCGAGCTAGTGACTGTGCCAGTCAGAGTGATGCCATTGACACTTCCTGTACCACTTACGCTTGTGACTGTGCCAGTTGTAGGTGTTGCCCAAGAGGGTACGCCCGCAGCTAAAGTAAGGACTTGCCCGTTTGTGCCTGCGGCTAAAAAGACGGTGGTGTTTACCGCAGACTGGTACGGCAATGAGCCTATTAAACCGCCCGCTAACCCGGCTGCGTAGCCTGTCGTATTTTGGTTAAAAGTAGGCCAAGTAAACGTGCCTGTGGAAAAGTCGCCCGAGGTTGGTGTACCTAGAATTGGGGTTACAAGCGTAGGGGTGTTGGCAAACACTAAGGCGCCAGTACCCGTTTCGTCAGTCATTGCCAAGGCTAAGTTGGCGCTAGACGGCGTTGCAGCCCAAGTACCTACGGCAGCAACAACAAAATCAATGGTGCCTGTAGTAGTGATTGGGCCACCTGTTAGCCCTGTGCCTGTAGCTACCGAAGTGACCGTTCCACTACCGCCACCGCCTGATGTAGTAGTGTCATCTAAAGAAACTAGATTGCTACCCGAACCTGAAAGCGTATAAAGGTTAAATAGAAAGCGATACCATTCAGTTGATATAAGCCCTGTATCGGCGTTTATTAACGGAACCCGCGGGGCGGGAATGGTAGTTAGATTACTAGGCATCTGTGCCGCTTAAAATCAATTCAGCACCCATAATAACGATTTTGGAAGGGTCGGTGCCTGAAATTTCATAAACGCGGTCACGAAGTTTAATTGTCATGCCAAGGCGACGCCAGATAGCCCGGCGGTAATATTCACCAATTTTGCCAACAGATACCCAATGCTCGTTTGACCAAGTGTGACCGCCGTCATCTGACCAGCGAAGCATGACTTGTGGATCTTGCGCTTGGCCTGTGTTTGTACCCACGCCAGCCTCACAATCAAGCTGTAATGAGTGTTGTGCGGTGCGTTTTAAGTTATTAGTGCCTGTAGGAAGCGCTCTCCATGAGCGCACCCATTTTTGAATAGCGCCATTATCGTCATAAACATTTAAGTCAAAAGCGTATAGATTGCCGTTTAAATAATCGCCAATAACGGTTTGACTTTGGTAGTTCATCTGACAATTTGAACGATGGCGGGTAAAGTAACCATTATCAAAGCCTGCACGCTCATGCCATGCGCCTGTAGCCACATCAAACACCCAGGTCTTATCAACTGTTGGGAATATCAAAACGTAGAAAGCATGGCCTTCTTGCTGGTATGTGTACGCAAGCGCATTGGATACATCGCCGTAGCTTTGGATAGCAAACTCAACCGCGTGGGTAGATACGCGTTTACCGCGATACCCTTCGCCACGGTAAACGATGCCATAGCCACGGGGGTCATTGCCAAGCCAAAACAGCGTGTTATCGAGTTTTGCTACGGAGTAAGGGGCTAGGCACCCTAACTCGTTAAAAGCGCCTTGGATGCGCGCAAAAGGGAAATTAGCGGTACCCGCGTTGTACCATACCTCAACGGTATCTGTACCAAACACCCAAAGCTCACGTTGGTCTACGTTAATAGCTTGAACTAAGTCGGGCGATCCTTCAGCACTAGCAAACGCTAACGGCTCAATTATGGTGCCGTCAAATATCTCAGTAACCCAAAGTTTTTGGCTATTTGGTTCATTAAACACAAAATAACCGTCTAAATAGCCTACCGTTACTGCGCCGGGGAAGTCTGGGTCAGTAATTTGAACAAAAGTATTGGCTACTTCGTCATAAATATAACCTTGAGGATTGGCGGCAAAGAATAGTTGTGTACCGTTATCTGCAATCGATACTGGGCCTGAACCAGCAATATTGCCTAATTTAGTTGGGAAATACCCTGCGTCAATTTTAAAAACTTCATTGCCTGACACAACATAGGCGTCTGTGCCATTAGTCTGATGCGACCATAGGGCGCGGATGGGGCCTTTACCAATAGTGGCAAGTTTACGCAGTCCAGGCGTTCTATTTAAAAAACCGTTTTCTTTGCCCGCGTCAGGCGTAGCTTCTGGAAACAAGTTGACCATTACATTGTCCGCAGCATTGATGCTGCGGGCAACATACGATTGCCCCAAAATATGCGATTTCATTAATAATTACCAGCAAAAATGTTATACCGCTGACGGGTAGCCACAATGCTGTAAGGCAAGGACATAATATCGTCAGGATTGTTAATCCGCTTAAGGTTGCGCTTGGAAGTCATAGCGATTCTAGCTACGTTAGCTGGTGGGGCAATACCAAATTCAGTAGCTATTTCACACGCTAAGTTGTATTTAAAACACCTTAAATAGCCTGGTGGAAAGGTTAAATTGGTCGCTAAAACAGCGGGCGTGGTCAATTCATTGACAGAAACAATGTGAAATTCTAGTAATTTAGTGGGGACTGGGTACACCGTCATAGTAATGTCGGGGTATTCCATATTGACCCACATGACTTGTGGATAGGTCGAAGTCACCGTTTTAACCGCAATACCGTTGTATTGTTGTTGGTTAATTAACTTAATGCCAAACGAGATGCCAGACTGGGGGTCGCGGAAGTAAGACGAGTCGTCAACCAAAATGGGGCGGTTACCAACGGTATCGCCAGTAGGCCCTAAAGTATGAACGTACGTGTTTGGCAGCCAAGATACGATCTGATCTTGGGTGGAAAAGACAGATAAACGCTCAGTATTCCATGAATCAATCATTTGATTCAAAGCGTTTAACGCATCATTAGAAGTATTAGAAGAAGGCGTTTCGCCCTCAGCGAGCATACCGATTAAGCGTAATGCTGCGTTAATTTGATCCCCGGCGGTTGTCGCCATAGCCTACTCCTTACTGTGCGGTTTTACGACGTCTTTTTACTTCCAGTGTATTAACAGGAGCCGCAACTTCAGTAGCTTCTTCTACTGTTTCAACTTCCTCAGAAATTGATGGCGTATCGTGAGTATATCTTACCCAGCCGTTTTGTTCATCATTTTCTGCTTCTAATTCCATCGTGGCAACTTTAGTGCCGTGGTCAGGATGTCTTAAGTAAATTGTCATATTTAGTTAGGGGGTGTTTAGCCCCCTATTTTATTAAGGCAGCAAGCCGTAAACAGCCAACTTAGTTTCAAGTTGAGAAACACGGGTTTGGAGGTTAGCAATAACCGCCAATACAGAGTTTCCTTCATCTTTAGTTGCAAAGCCAAAAGGAGTTGTTTGTGTTAAATCTTGAATTGCATAGTCAGGAGTGCCAGGAGCAGTCGATGTAATAGTCGTTAAAGCGGCAGTGTTAGCTGCAACTTCAGGAACAAAACGGGCGCCGTCTAATAATTGATCTGCATACGCAACCCCAATAGGTTTGGTATTTGTAGACATAATTTTTCCTTAAAAAGAAACCCGCCCCGAAGGGCGGGGCGTTACATTAAGCAATACGATAGCAAGTCCAAGTACCTTCGCCGGTTTTACGGGCGCGGAACTGAGCTGAAGTAGCTTCAGTTACAACTGCATTGCCAACAATTGTCCAGCCTGTGCCAACAGTCAACGTAACGTCGTCAGTTGAAGCATCAGCGTTGATGACGATAAAGTCAAACGCAGCGTCTACTTTAGTTGCGCTAGAAATATCAGCTTCAAGCAAAGCTACGGTTGGCAGAACTAAATTGCCAGCAGTACCGTTAAATACAAACAAGCCATTTGCTAATTGAGCAGCCGTTGCAGTTGCGCCAGCGGTCAAACTTGTTGGAGCGCCTTGTACAAACAGCAGTGCCTCACCGACGTTACCGTCATTAACTTGATAACCACCTGCACCATTTGGGAGAGCCATGATGAAATTCCTTTAAAAAATTGATTTAAAAAGCCCCCGCTTGCGCGGGAGCATTTAGTTTTAGCCCCAGATACGGCAAGCCATTTGTGGACGAATTGTGCTGTAACCGTACAGAACGTCAATACGGCAAGGTAAACGGTCGTTATTGATGTCGTACTGACGTACAACACGCATAGAGATACCGTTGTGAACCTGGCGGGACGCCATGTCAACACCTTGTGGCAACAACAAGTCAGCGGTCGCAAAAGTGATCGCATCTTTGTGGTAAACCAAGTTTTGAGCGTACTGGGTAGAAGCTGCGCCTAAGAAAGTTACCGCTGCGCCGTCTTGTGGGAACGCATTGATAGTTGCCAAAGCGTTAGCTGAGGTAAACATAGCTGGTGAAATAGCGATGTTAGTCCAAGCACCACCAGAAGCAGTGTTAGCAGCAGTTACAGTGAACTGTTGCAAGCTACCTGTTGACTCGCGGGTTTGTGGGTTAACAGCAAACACGTTAGCAATGGTAAATACATCGCCAACGGTAACAGTTGCAGAACCAGTACCACCATCAATACTGATAGTTGTTTGGCCTTCAGTTGTTACAGTACCGTTTACAAGGATAGTATCGCTTGTAGAACGTGTACCAGTTGTGTGTTGCTTGATAGACTGGCTCATGTTAACTTCGTCGAAGCCCAATACGCCCATGCCCATCATGCCATTCTTGAATTGACGGCTGATTGTGTCTGTAGGATTAAACAGACCTTTCATGCCTTCAACTAGACCTGCGTTGGCTGCTGGGTTAACAGTAGCGTAACGTGGGGACATAACAGCAGCGTTTTCGTTCAGCTTCTGTTGAGCTTGTAACAGCACCAAAGAAGTAGAAGGAGTTGTGCCAGGGGTACCAACTGAGCTATAGATTGCTTTGTAGCTGTTTGCTACGTCTGCATCAATAGAAGAAGCCAACTGCGAAATACGTGGTTTTAGAACACGCTCTGCGAAGTCATCTAACTGCATTGTCAATTCAGCAGAGGTGAAGTTAACACCAATGTGCTTTTGACTAGCAACAGACAAAGTTGTGAACTGCTCGTTGTCGTCCTGAACTTGCAGGGCGGCACCGTCAGTTACCAAAGCGCGGTCTGGTAAGCGGATACGGAGAGTAGAACCGATTTTTGCGCCTTCAACAGCGAAAGAATCGTCATACTGGCGGTTTACGTTACGTGTGAGTACAAGGTTGTTCTCGAGGATTTCGAGAGCTTTTCTTGTAATCATGTCGATGGTTAAGATCGAATTTGACATAATAAAGTCCTAATTAAAAAAAATAGTTAGCGGTTTCTCTGCGCTTCCCACTTCTTGATCTGACGTTGGCGTTCTGCTTCAATCCACTCTGACGTACTCATCGATTTAATCGAACGAGGGTCGGTCGTGTCTGTTGCAGGCGATCCAGAGGATCTTGCCGTAATCGGAGCAATTGGTGCTGGGGCGCTCGAAGTCTTTTTTACTACTGGGTTATCAGCTAATTTAGCCTCAATTTTCCCTAATTCTTTGGCTTGCGAAAGCGGCGATAAACGAGAAATACGTTCTGCTTCTTTTGGATTAGACCCTAAGTAATAAGCTATGTCGGGGCCAACCTCGGAAGACTGAATCGTTTGAGCCATCTCGTTAGTGATTGGGAGCTTGGGGTTATACGCTACTTGTTCAAAGTCATCGTACTTATTCCGAGCTTCTTCTTCTCTGTCGTGAAATGCCTCAAGAGTTTCGGACTGCACCCTAGCTTGTTCACGCCTAGCAAGCAATTCTTCTGCCTTACGTTCTGCCAAAACTTCAGCATATTCGTCTGGTGAAGCAAACTGCTCAATCGGCGGGATTTCTACTGGAGTTTTAAGCTGCTTTTCAGCGGCTTTAGCTGCCTGCTCTCTTTCCCACTTACGTTGTTCTCTAGCAAGTCGTTTACCAATAGCGGCATCAAGTTCTTCTTGTGAGAAGGTCTTAGGTGCTTCTGCTGCTGGTTCTACTGCTTCCGGCGCTGTTACTTCAGGTTCAGGTGCAGCCGTTGCCACCTGCTCTGGCGCGGATACTTCCGCTGGTACTACTTCTTGACTTTCGTCCATTTCGATGTTTCCTTAGAAACCCTGGTGTATCGCGCCAGTACGATTTAAAAATTGATTAATCGTAGACTACTGTAAAAGTAGCTGTGTTTGCAAGCACAATATACAAGCCTTTATTAAAAAAGACGCCTGCAGGGAAACTTAAATATTGTGTGCCTGCTGATACTGTAATGGTGTTTGCAATTTTTGGGTCGCTAGCGCTTTTAGCAGGGCTGTCATAAACAGTCAAAGTGCCGCTAGAAGATGTCGATACAAAAATGCCGTAAAGTTTACCTGCACCGACTTTTACCTGTACGGTTGCGTCTGAATATGTGTAGTTTGCCATAATTAGCCTTGATAATTTTTAATCAAAATAATATTAAAGTATGAACTTACCGCATTGTTGTTTGCTGATCCAATTGCTGTAGCGCCAACGCAGTTTTTTTCTGGGATTGCGTAAGGGAATTGGAACATAAACACAGCCGAACTATTGTTAACTGTTGCCACGGCGCCAACACGAAGAATCCCGTCAGGGCCGTGCTGTTTCAAAAAGCCAGTGACCGCAGTTGATCCAGACGCTTGACCAGCGGAAAATAAACCTTCGACCATGTAGCCGGTGTAGCCCGCGGGCACACAATAGTGTCCAGTGGTGCGGTTGTTATAGCCCGCGGCGATGATGTCGTACAACACGGCAGGAACACCTGATGTAACGGTTCCGGTGCCTGCATTGATATTGCCAGCGTTTTCGCCGCCAGAACCTACTGTAGCCACATAAAACGAATTTACATATAAGTAAGAATTGATTGTGTCGACTGCGGTTTGACCAGCTAGTATTACAGTCTCACTGACAACGTTGTAGTTTCCGTCTACGCCTTCAATAAATACTGTACGTGCGCCAGTACCAGCAGATGTATCACTTGCGCTTGACGAACTAATTTTCAAAACAGACGCAGCGGTTGGGTGGGGGATTGTGCCGCCGTCAGGCCACACAGTTTCTTCGCCGATGTCAACGTCAGCATTATAACCAAAAACAGTAATAACGCTATGACCTGGCACTAATCCGCGGGCTACTTGAAGGGTAAAATCTTCGTTCTTACCATATTGGGTCTGCGATGCGTATAGGTTCATGCTAAAAACCTCAACTTATAGAGGGTTGAAAGGTACAGCTCAATAATACCGTCAATTAAGTTCTGCAACGGCGCGTCTGATTTATCACACACATCGTAACGCATGATTTCTAACTCGGCAAGTTGATCTTCTAAAAACTCAAGGACGTTATTGGTCTTTTTGGCTGACGCTAACGCAATCGGGCCAATCAGCCCTTTTCGGCCTTGGTAGGCCTCGGCAAACGCGTCTGCTCTGTCGATAATGTTCTCGTAAAACTTTTGTAACGCCTTATGTTTGGCATAGCTACGGGTATTGAGGTGCGCTGAATGGGTGACATCCCGTGCTAAAAACAACATCCCAATAAATTTTTCGCAGCTCATAATTACATTCCTTGTGGGGGTACAGGTTGCTCAGGTGGCATCATTTCGGGAGCCATCTGTTGTTCAGGTGGCATCATTTCAGGGGCCATTTCGGGCATTTCCATTGGTTCACGCTGTAATTCGCCGCTAACCAAATCGCCTGTATCTAAAGCGGCTGCAATAGTACCCATGACAATATCTTGGATCTGTTCTGGGGTCATGCCAGCTTGAACGGCGCTAATTCGCTGGGTTTCAGCCTGGTATGCCTTAATATCAGCCTCAAAGTTCTTGCGCTCTAAATCTTGTGCTTCCATTGATTTATTGACGTTTTCAAGCATTTGAGCCATGCCTTCCATCTCTTGCGCCATCGCTTGCATTTGTTGCTGTGCAGCTTGTAGTGCTGGATCTTCGTCTGTATCGGAAATGAGCTTAGGATCAATCGTCTTAGCCAAGCGTTTAGACATCTCTTGGGCGCCAGGCCAGTCCATGTTCTTAACAAACAGATCGCCAGCCACTTTCCAAAGTTCGGGATTACCCTGAAGAATCTGTGCCATAGCTTCAAGGGCTTCTTGGCGCTTAGTCATGTAGCCTGGGCCTGTAGTAGCCACAACATCATAGATACCGACGCTTGGGTTGTAGACTTTTTCGATCACAATGCCTGTTTGGTCAACGATTTTCTTGACTGCTTCGGGCTGGTCGGGGTTTAGCTTAACCATTGACACTTCACCATCAACACCTACGATGCGAGCAATGCGCTCGGTGTCGTAAATCTTAGGAATAAGGTCAATTAACTGCCGCGTTGCATAGCGAATCGCTTTAGTTAGGTTGTCGCCGTAGTGGAATGTACCCACATCGCCTTGGCGTTCGCGGGCAAGAATAGCTTTCCCCGAGCGTTCGTTGCTTGTGGCACCTAAGCTCGAGTCATACTGTCCAGTGGTGGACTTGATATCATCAGACGCGCCCATTTTGGCTTGGATAAGTCCAGTTTGTGCCAAAGGAGGTGGGGCGCGTTGTGGAAGTGGCAGAGTTGCGCCCATTCCATCAGTTACGTCGGGATTAACCTCTAAATACGGCCAATTGGTCGTGTTAGCGGTTTTCCATTGTTGTTCGTAGCCCTCAAATTGACCGCCGTAACCGATAAACGGTGCTTTTGGAGCCAATGCAAGCATTTCTGCCTCTTGGGATACCCAGTAGTTGTACATACGCTGTGCATCTTTAGCGTTTCTAACCAAACCAGACACATAGATACGGCCATCTACCTCAAATTCGTTGCCAATTACACGGATCACGGGAATCCATTTACCCGCCCATTCCTGTTCTTCAAGCACTTCAAAGCCGTTGGACTTTATCCACATGACTTTTTTGACGTCTACGGTGCGGGATTTAATGGGTTTTAAGCCCATTTCTTTCATGTTTTTATCTTCAAGGCTGCCGTTGTAAAACGACTGGTTGCCTGGGTACAGATTTAGCTTTGTTGGGATATGTTTGTAGTAAAAATACTCAACAATCCGAATGGTGTTCTCGTCAATCCATTGGGATAGGGACGAATCGCCTACGCCTTGGGACATAATCGTTGTGATGGGCGCGGCGTTCGGGAACTGGCGCTCGTATTCGTCTTTTTCAATGTCTTGGCTGATAAAACACCACTCGGCATCGCAGCCAGCAGGGTCTTGGATCATTGGATCCATGTAGACTGAAAAAGCGTTGCGGATACGGCCTAAGCGGATGTCTTGATCGAACGAGTCATCGTTACAAAACTCGGTCAAAATGCGGAAATAGCCTTCACCGTACGTTACTTGGTTCTCGCAGGCGGTGTCATACACCACATCGGCGTCAGACATATACTCGATATGGCGAACCATACCTTCAAAAATCTCTGCTACCTCAATGTCGCCCTTGTCATCGGCAGGGATTACCTTACCAGATGGGCGATTCTGACGCTGTTCGTTGGTGACCTGTTTGACGTGCTGCGGCAGTTTGTTGATGGTCAGGCATGGGCGCGCGTTGATGGTTTGCCCTTGGACAGAGCCGCGGGTAGCCAATACGTCAGCAGGCCATTGCCATTGGTTGTCTGGCGAACCAGCCATAAACCGTAAATCATCTAACTCATCTTCGCGCGACTCAGAATATGCAGACATTGCCATCTGAAAGCGATGGCGCATAGTAGCTAAAACATCTGATTGCTCATTTGGGGTATTAGTAGGGTTGCTACCTATTTCGGCTACTTTGCCGACGATATTCATCGAGGTTTGGTCATACGCCATTTAGTATTCCAATCACATCAGGTTCGCGCATCATCAACAATTCTTCGCCGTCAATAGTAACCTTTTGCCCGGAATACTCACCAAATAGCACATGGTCACCTTCTTTGACGTTCATAGGTTCGGTATGCCCTTTAGGACTTTTCTTACCTTCACCAATTGCCACAATGATACCGCTAAAAAGTTTGTTTTGGGGTAAAACTATTAAATCCGACAACTTTTCTATATCTTGACGAATTAACACGCAATTACTTAACGGCTTTAAACTCATTTTTTACTTTTACCTTTAGCTGCTTCACGCTTTACCGAATACGCAATTGCCACTGCCTGCTTGACGGGCTTGCCACTTTTGACCTCAGCTTTGATGTTCTGACGGAAGGCTTCTTTGCTTGTGCTTTTCTTGAGTGGCATCATTTGCCTTTCTTAGCGGGTTTAGCCGTTTTAGCTGATTCTTTAAAGTCCTTCGCAGTAGGCGCGCCCTTAGCGCCAACTTTACGCATCCTCTCACCACTACCAGCCGCAATGCGCTTTTGTTTAGCATGAATATTTGCATACAATCCAGGTTTAGTAGCCACAGTTTTCTCCTTATTTTTTACCGCAATTCCAACTTTTGAGCGCGGCTTTCGCGCGCGGGGCGTCGCCTTTGGCGTGGGCGACGACACCTGACATTCGGGCGCAGAAGCTGGATTTGCGGCCAGCGTCGGCTTTAGTCTTAGGATTTGGCGCAGGCGCCTTAAGATTTGCATTATTTTTTGCATTGTACTCAGCCCTTCCTTTGGCAGTCATACCCGCACCTTTTTCGGTGGGTTTGTAGTTCGCGCCTTTACCCGTGGTTGTACGAGCTATGGGTTTGTCATGTTTCTTCGTAGCCATTACGATCCCATCCATGAGTTGAGGGCAGCGCCCTGTGATTGATACGTCGATTTGCGGATTGTACCTTTATATTCGCGGTTTGCAACAGGAAACGCAAACGTCAGCGCGATAGCGTCTGCTGCGTCTGGCGACGCTAGTCCTCTTGCCTTCATCTCCTTCTTGCCTTCCAAGTAGATCGCGCCCTTACTGTCGGGCTTCATTAGCGGTGAGATCAGGTCGGTCTTGAGCGTTCTGTCCTTGGGTATGCTGGCACTGCGCAGCCATTCCCTCATGTCGCCCCACATCTCCGCCCGTTTGTTGCCATACATCATCATGTTCTTGGACTTATTGGCGAAGTTCACGCCTTTGACCTTGTAGCGCTGTTCTTTTAAGCGATCCACCACACCAGCGCCTAGCCCGCCTTCGTCAATATTGACCAACACCGGCTTATATTCTTCCATGCACTCAATGATGCGCCCCACCGTTTCCATCGTATCGTCGCCTTTGTAGCGCTTGATCGCAATAATGTCACGCCCTTGGCGCACGGCAATTACAGTCGAGTCCGCCCCAAACCGTGCAGGATCAACACCCAATATGATGGGCGCGGATAGGTCTTTGTACTTGTCTCGATTCATGGCTTCATCGACAATATCAGCGCCAATAAACTGATCGTCACTTGCGCTTGGAAATTCTCCAAACACCTCAACGTGCGCCTGGGCAGAATCCGCGCCATATTCGTCAATGATCTGCTGGTACACGGCTTTGTCCGTACCTTCTACGGTTCTAGCGTCCACAATCTTATTCTTCCAAAACTCCCGCTTGGAGTGGAAGGATTCATAAAAGTACCCGCTATTGCGCCGTGGGTTGGAGAACGCTAACCAAAAACGGTTTGGCGTATTCTCCGTAAAGAAGCCACTTGCTACCGACCAGATCGAGTCGTCAATACCACTCGCCTCATCAAACACCAACATCACGCCTGAGAAGTTATGCACCCCCGCGTAACTGTCTGGATTCTCCGCTGACCACAGTCTGCCTTCCACGCCCCAGTAGCGGGTACCCAACTTCAAGTCCCGCTCGACCAGTTCAGTCAGCCATTTGGCTGGCATCACACGCGTAGCGGACACCTCGAACCAATGGGTGTTCATGGACATTGACAGCCACTTAGTGATCTCCGCCCATGTGACCGAGCGGAGCTGCGCTTCGCTATTAGCCGACACAATGGTGGTCGAGCCAATGCGGGTGGTCAGCATCCAAATCACTAGCCAGGACACCAGCGCCGACTTGCCAATACCACGCCCAGATGAGGTGGCCATGCGGAATGTATCAAAGTCCACTTTGCCGTTGTTCTGTTTAATGTGTTCAGTCAGTTCGGTCAACACTTCGCGTTGCCATTTTCTTGGCCCACTAAAGTGTTCCAAGGGCGTACCCGCTTTGCCCCACGGGAACGTATACAGCACGAACGCTAACGGATTGTCTTTAATGATGGGCGACCACAGCCGCGCCATCAACTCTTGTTCGTCTTGCGCACTATAGATTGTGGTTTGCAATTACTTTACACCCATAAACTGACGTAAACGGCTAACGTATTCTTGTTGCGCTTGGGTCGGTTGGCCTGCGGACGGGTCGCCCGACAGAATACGCGCGGCAATAGTTTGCCGAATGTCATTAATGTCTTTGGAGTATGAGCCAAATTTTTCTGTTTGTTCAGGTGTTAAATCATAGCTAGGTGCGTCAATCAGCTTATTTCTCATATGCACCCGTGCAGCTTCGTTTAGCATTACCGCTTCTTTTTCTTTATCAGAAATCTTGCTGTATGGGTTAAGAATGATTTTATCGTCGTCCGCAGCCATACCCGTAACGTTCGGGTTTGTTTTGAAATATTCATCTTCACCTGGAAATAGTTGGTCACGGACGCCTATACCGTAAACACCTTTAGGAAATCCTGCGCTAATTGATGGCATATCAGGCTACTTTCTGCTTCTGCTTGTTAGGTTTCACATGAAACTCAGGGTTATTACTTAGTTGTTTGGGCGCGGTGACGTCAGTAAACACGCCTTCGATGACTCGACGCTGTGCGTCTTCAAGAGCCTGCGTAACGCTAATTCGTTGCTCAATATCGATTGAAAGTTGTTGCTTGGCGACCCATCCGTGCTGGTGCTGGAGGATGGCGAGGGCGGCTTTCGCATAGCAAACTCGGCAGCTGGATCCATCAGGCACAACTGCCGATATTCAGTGGGCAACATTCCAGCAGCGATCGCTAACGCGTCGCCTTTTAGACCGAGCTTGGCTGCGGCCTTAATTGCTTCGAGCCGTACTTCGGTGGCTTCTAGCTTGCGAGGTTCGTACGGATAGCTGTTAAACATACGCGTGATGGTATCACTTTTTAATAAAAAATAAAAAAATTGTTCGTAATACCACCGGCAACACAAGGCCCTGACCCCCGGCCCTGGGGGGGTGCCTGCCTAATTTTTAAGCATTGACCTGAAAGCCTTACTGCGTAAGGGTTTGCGGGTCATGCAAGCCTGAAAGCCATATAGAATAAGGGTTTGCGGGTTATGGGTCATTGGGGTCATTTTATGTTTGTTAAAAGTTCAGCGACACACAAACAAGCTCTGGGACACAAACAAACAAGCTCTGGGGTCATTGGGGTCATATAGTTTTGAATGACCCATATGACCCATAAAGCTCTTGGCATTTTCCAGCGAGCTAAAAAGACGGGTAGGCGAGAGCTGGATTTTATGGGTCATATGGGTCATTTGGACAGGCAAAAATAATCGCTAGCCTGCAACATTCGTGCAGAGCCAATACCAGACTTGTAAACCTTATTAAATAAGCCAAATACAATGACCCATTTGACCCATACTCTATATTTTATAAGCCCCAACAGGTCATTTTTATGGGTCATTTAGACCATTTTCAAATGACCCAACAATGACCCAATTGACCCCAACAATGACCCCAAACAAAAAACCCAACAAAACTGTAAAAGATTGTTTTACAATCAAGCGGTCAGGGTATTTCGCTCTGATTTTTACCAAACGAAAGGAATCAAAATGAATCTAATCGAAGTAAAGCATAGGGGCTGGAGTGTAAAAGATCGTATTGATAGCAATCTTAGGATCAATAGACCCGATAGAGACTGTTATCAATATCGGACAAATACAACCCTTGCACAGATCGAAAGACGGAGAGCAAATCGTAAGCAGTTTGCAGAATCATTTGGTCAATGTGTACGAGATCAAGACCCAAACGAAGCTCTAGGCTTAATCAATGAGTATCGGTCAAAAGAGGTCAGTCACAATTTTTGCGACATATTTGAGTCGGTTTTCCATGAATCAATATTTCAATGTGGAGACTGCTCGGATTATTTTGTGAATGATGAATACCATAATGTGCATGATGATTATGGGGTTTGCGACCATTGTGTGGATAACTATCATTGGAGTGAGTATCACAATTACTACACAGACGATCCAGACTATGACGAGGAGAATAGGGAATACGAAAATATTGGGGGCAGACACTCCAGCAAGCATGAGCTGGGTCATATTCCTAGTCTGTACGACCAGCGTAAGCCTAGAGTATTGCTAGGTCTTGAGCTGGAGATGGAGATTGAAAGCAAATACGACCTTGATGATCGAGCTGGATTGTTATTGAGTTCATTGGGTCAATACCAGACCCCTAGCGACAATTACCTTTATGCCTTATGCGAAGAAGATTGCTCAATCGATAGAGGGTTTGAGCTAGTGACTGCTTATACAGGCTTAGAGGTTCATGCGAAGCAGTTGGAGTTTTTTGATACAAGGTTCAAAGGTGCAACAAGCCACAATACCAGCACTTGCGGTCTCCATGTGCATATTTGCAAAAGCGACATGACAACACTTCATGCGAGCAAAATGGTTCTCTTTATCAATGATCCAGCAAACCATGATCTAGTGTTTGCATTAGCCAGACGAGATCAATCGAGCTACTGCAAAATCTACGATAAAAAGAGCGACAAGAGCTGGATTAAAAACGCACTGCTTAGGACAAAACGAAAAGACCAGATCCAATCGTTAAATCCAGACCGCTACGAAGCTCTCAATTTTCAGAATGATAAGACTGTCGAGTTCAGATTGTTCAAAGGTACTTTGAAATACGAGACGATTATGGCTTGCTTGGAGTTCACCTTTGCGACATGGCACTTTTGCAGAGAAGCCAGCACAAGCCAGCTCACTACTGCTGGGTTTTTAGAATTTATCTGTCAACCAGAAAATCGTAAGGATAGTAAGTTTTTACGCTCTTATCTGAGAGAAAAAGGTTTTGTTTTACCAATGAAGCTGGAGATCGTAAAGCCAGCAGTATTACCAGCAGTAGAAAAACAATTAGCAGTTGCATAAATTTTTAATCACTTGAATAAGGACAAAATAAAATGTGTTTACTTGTAAAACAATCAGCGACAAGCCCGATCCTAAGTAATGAATGGTTAGAGGATTTTTACTCTTTCAATTCTGATGGAGTTGGAATAATGACTGCAAATCATGGTGATCTCATCATTCGTAAAGTATTACCCAAATCAGCAGAGGAGTTCATTCAGTTTTATCACTCTGAGATAGTGGGTAGAGATTGTGCTTTCCATTTGCGTATGAGAACCCATGGGGATATTGATCTGGATAATTGTCACCCATACGAGGTATTGACCCGATCAGTTCATGGTATTGATCTATGGCTTATGCACAATGGCATTTTATCAACGGGTAATAAAGCAGACGAGACCAAGAGCGACACATGGCACTATATCAATGACTATCTAAAACCCATGCTCTCAGCTAATCCAGACTTTGCCTTTACTCCAGCATTTGCCGAGATAGTAGGCGAGCATATTGGGGCAAGTAATAAATTTATCCTAATGGACAATGAGGGTAGGCAAACTGTCATCAATCAAAGCTCTGGAGTGTATTGGGCAGGATTGTGGCTCAGTAATACCTATGCTTGGAGTGCGACCAAATCAGCAAGTAAAAGCCCTGTAAAGGGTATTAAGAAGCAGATCAAGCAGTCAAAGGAGAAGCCAGAAGCCAGACCGATCTACTCCAGCAAGTACACCAGCAAATATGCCAGCAATTATGGGTATGTGGATTACAACGGCACAAGCCTAGACGAGAGTGAGCTGGATTACTCGGAATGGTATGACATCGCATGTAATGAAGTCGAGATATATCTTGATGATCTTAAATATATGGGTTTCTCTCATGCTGGAAAGCTCTCCAGCTCAAAAGCTCTGGATTTTATTGAGAAGTTCTCGCTAGAGGATTTCAAGGAGATATGCGAGATGGTGATGGACAAAGCCATTGACGAGGAGTGGTTCATTAAGGTTATGACCGATCACAAGCTCGCTCTGGAGTGTTTTCCATACTTATCAAGGAATAATGAATATGCCACTATATAAAGTTTTATTAACTACTACCCAATGGCACTCTAAGACCATTCAAGCAGATACATTAGAGCAAGCAAACGAGCGAGCTTTTAATGATGATCTTAATTTGGCAGAATGGCAGGATTGCGGTTTGGGCACTTCCGAACATTACGACACAATCGAAATAGGAGATATAAACCATGAACCACGATAAGCTCACAAAAGACGATATAAGCTGTTTTTTACTATTTGGGGTAGTTTTACTCATGCTCTTGTTTTTACTGCCATGATGATCGCTCTATGTGTATTTTTAATCATTTGGTTATTGGCTCTCTTATTTGACCTTTAACCAGCTCTTTACCCTTGACCCCCAGACTAACCCTCTGGGGGTTTTTTTATGCCTTACAGACCTGTTTATAAGGGTTTGCAGACTGCTTAAATTAAACCTAATAGATCAAGCCTTACCCTGTAAGGGTTTGCGGACAATTTGGCAGCGACCTGGACAAGCAAAACCCTTATTTTATAAGGCTTACAGGGTAGGGCAAAACGAGCCTAATCCGCAAACCCTTATAAAACAAGGCTAATGACCCTTAAAAATACACTGTATCAGCTCGACCAGCTAGACCAACTCGACCAGCTAGACCAACTCGACCAGCTCGACCAGCTAGACCAACTCGACCAGCTCGACCAGCTCGACCAGCTCGACCAGCTCGACCAGCTCGACCAGCTCGACCAGCTCGACCAGCTCGACCCGATTTTTGCCAAATTTTTTTGCTGAAATTTTTGACTTATATCAATATATAAATTTTGAATTTCGGCTGTAAAAAGTAATGGTCACGCAAAAAGCGACTGGCACGCAAAAAGCGACTGGCACGCAAAAAGCGACTGGCACGCAAAAAGCGACTGGCACGCTTTATTTGACCCTAACCAAATGCGGTACAGGATCGACTTCAACCATACGTCGCAGTTCGGACTTGCTTAAATCTGCCATATCAGGCGCGCACCACACGTTCTTTTTAGATTGAAATTCGCTCGACTTGATGCGACCACAGTCCACCCATTCGGCTTCTTTGAGAGCGTGCAAAAGCGCAGCCTGCGGTACTTTCACGCCTGATGGGGCTGTGCCTGCCAAGCGATCGCACAAGGCAAAGAAGGGTGAGCCTATCACGCCTTTTGCGAACTCGCCTGTACGATTACGAAGCATATCCACCAAGAACGACTCTGCCATGCTCATGCCATGCTCAACCAAGTTGGCTTTGAATTCAGTCCAAGCGGGGGGTGCTGCGGGATTAAATTTTGAAATATCTCTATCACGCAAAAAGCGACCGATCTGCTCAAAACCACCCGACCGATACCACGCCCACATCGCCTTGGCACGATCAGCGTTCATCTTGGGTGCAGAACTCCACACGCAGAACCACCGACGATCTTGGCTGTCTAAGCTAATCGGTACAGGGTCGTTAGAGAACGCCAACACAAACAGGCGATTGGCCATTTGGTAAGGGTGCAAGCCTTTGCGGTTAATCGAGAGCATCTCAGGCGGTGCTGCGATGATGGGTTTGAGTTGGTTCGCCAACTGCCGACGAGTCGCCGCATCGGGTTCTTTCAATTCGTTAATCAACAGAATCTCAGACTCCAACTGATAACCCCATTGGCTATTCATGCTTTGGTTATCCATGATGCCGCGATTCTTCAGGTGCGGTCCACAGATTGCCCAAATGAACGGCGCCCAAAAGGTGTCTTTACCCGCACCTTGATCGCCACCATGCAGAATAGCGTGATTGACCTTGATCTCAGGGTGCTGAACTTTGAACGCCATTACGTCAAGGATATGATTCAATTCATCAGGCTCAGGCACAAGCGTCTTGGCATGATTGAGCCATAAGGAAATGTCGCCGACTTTTACGCCCGATACGTCAGGGCGAGCGTCACGCCAACGATTGCCGTACAAGTCGCCATCACGCTCAACTACCACCGACTCACCAGCAGCGTAAGTAATGCCCACAAGTGCCTGCGCACCATTGGCTTGGCGGTTCTCGTCAAAACAGACGGACGCCTCAATGCGACGCCCTGTGTGAAGGGACTTGCAAGAGATATGGCGATAAAGAGCGTTAAAGGTCGTACGCCCGATCTCACGGCGGTCTTGCAGATCAAAGAAACTCTCATCGTCTTGCACATACGCAAAACGCTTGTACCATTGTTCACGCTCAACGCGACCCAACTGCTTACGCTCGACCTCGGCAATGATCTTCTGTGCATCATCAGGGAACGCCTCGGTGGGCTTGATCTTGTCTAAAACCATGTTCATTCGCTCGGCTAATAATTCATCACGCAGGCCGTGATCGACACTTGGGCCGTCATTTTCGGCAACCCAATCTAAAAATTCACGGCTGCTTAAGTGCTGGCAATGGCCGTGGTAGCAACAGAAGGAGCGGTCAAGGGGCTTGTAACGTGCTTCGACCTCGCCCGTGGTGTGTTCAGCGCTATTGGGGCAAACGACTGCTACCCAGCCCTCACGATTGACAGGCGACAATACTAAGCCCTGATCGTTAAGCCACGTCAATACCTTGTCTTTGCCTGTATCAACGAGCTTGACCGACTCTGCCGTAGCGGTGTCAGCTGGTTCAGGCACCACACCCAAAGCCTCGCAGATTTGCGGTAAGGTGAACTCACGCTCAGGGTGGAACTCAATTAAGCGGGAAGCAAAGTTGTTGCGTCCAGGCTTCAGATTAATTGAGCCTGGCAAACGGAAATTGCGAACGGCGTTGGTAGCACCCGGATCGGTAAAGCCTGCCTTGGCAATCGCCTTGATTGCTGCCGTAAACTCACCCTTGGTCGGCTGCTCAATAAACGCATACCCCCATTGGAATGACCCCTCAGACGTTTCCATAATCCATGTCGGCGCAAGTGGTGGCTCTTTAGACTTGGTGCCAATATCATCAAGCATCATGCACAGGACATATTCGCAGTTGGCAGACGAGGCGCTAGGCTTGCCATCGGTAAAGCGATCCACAATGAAGCTGCCGGTGTTGCCGTACCATGCCTCGTTATCACGCATTTTGTGATTGGGCAAAAAAGACGGCCAAGTGCATTTAATCACGCCATCGGCATGGAATTGCAACTCACCACCCTGTAATTGTGGTTTTTGGCGGACGATTAGGGCTGTTTCACCCTCAAGGGCTAAACCTGTGATATATTCTAAAAAGTTATTCAAGTGACTACTCCTTTACTGGGGTTCGCCCTTACAAGTTTCACGTGCTTGTAAGGGTTTTTTTTATTTACCATAGCGTGACATCACCGACACTTCGACGTCTAAAGGCAAGCCTTTAGCCCAATCGGGTGGCGTACACATCACGCGCTCCATTTCTGCTTGTACTGCTTCGGGTTCTGCTGTTTCGATCACAATTTCATCGTGAACGTGAAGAACTACATCGTCTAAATGCCGTAACGAGTGCCGAAGCAGATCGTTGGCTACGGCTTGAGTAATGTTCTCGCAAGCTAATCCTTTCCATAAACGCGCCCTAGGCCATTCTTTTGCGTCAGCGGCAGGTTTCCAAGACGCTTTGGCGTAGGACACTCCGTCAACATCAATTTGGGCGAATGGATAGCATAACACGCGCCCGCTCGGAAGTGCGTACCATAGGTGTAAACCATCATACATATAGGTCGTTCTGCCTGCGGTGAACTCATGCTTGGGGTTGCGCATGGCACGGGTGTAGGCGTCCTCAAGATCACTCCAGTACGACACCGCCCACGGGTTCGCTAAACGCCAGCCGTTGACCATGCGCTTAGAGTCCGACTCGTTCATCAAGATGCCGTAAATGCGACCCATCGCGGCAAACGCGCCCACACCGCCTGCGAATCCGCACGCCAACTCTTGCACTTTGCCGATCTGACGCTGATCCTTATCAACATCGTGCAACGGCACATTAAAAGTCTTAGCTGCATTGACCTTGTAAACATCCTCGCCTGTGCGGAACAGGTCGAGCTTATCAATGCTAGAACGGTGGGCGGATGCCCAGGGCGTAACGCGTGCCTCAATCGCAGACCAATCGGCTACGACGAGGGTTTTTCCCACAGAGGGTACCAAAGCTGGCCGTAACATTCCTTTGAGGACATCGGTAACTCGTCGTCCAAAGGTAGGGACGATTGCGTGGCGTCTAACCATCGCCTGTCTAACGGCTTCAGGATCGCTAGCGCAACGTCGTGGGAAGTTGTGTACTTGTAATCCATAGCTTGAAGCTCGCCCAGTGGCACTTCCACCAGCAAAGACAAAAGCTCCTCGGACTCTGCCATCATCCTCGTCTGCCAAGTCTGCTGCTCGTTTGAACTTGGCGACTGAGGATGCCCAGAGGTCATCTGCGCATTGGATAACGTCAGCAACGTGGGGCGGGATTTCGTCATGGTTTTCCTCCGCTAAAATTAATAAATTGGCTCGTACAGTCTTATCAATACTGTACTTCTTCTCGCCATCTTTGTACGACTCCATCAGCTTCTTGGCTTCAGAGCCAACACGCTCTAGCACCCACTCCCTCATGCGAGGGGAGCGCACCGATGTAATCTCTCCGTTGGTCACTTCGTCCACAATGGACTCAATCTCGCCTAACTCATGGCTGGCGTACTGAATCGCAGACTCGGCAAGTGCTTTATCTAGCAACACACCGCGATCATTGATGCGCTCATTGACATGGTAATCCATGAGTTCTTGTTCTGACAAGTCACGCATCGCCTTGCTGATTGAGCGCATGGCACGCACATCCTGTTCGCAATACGCCACCATCTCGGCCATAAGAGCAGCGTCGTTATTAAACGACCCGTCAGAGCGTGGGATTGATAAGGCACGGATTAACTGATTGCCTCGGTGATCCTTGCGCATATTGCTACTAGCAAAACGACCGACATCCTCTAATGAGCCTGGAGCGCAGTTGGCACGGGCTTGGGTTGCCGTACAATAGAACTGTTCTAGCTTTGGTTCAGGGATACCTTCGTCTGCGCACAGGACATACCACCAGATTAGGCGCTCAAAGGCAGCGTTGTGCGCTCGTATTTGACCCGTGTAATTAGCTACACGGGCGGGAAATGGTTGATCCGGAAGCCACGTAACGACATCTTCATCGTCAAAAGCATAGCTCATGCACAGCACTTGCGTACTCGGATCGCGTGCATAGTTGTACCCGCCGCGACTAGGTAAGTCGCAACGGCTACGGGTTTCGTAATCAAGCCAAAGGATACTCATTCATCATCCTTAGCTTGTAGATTTTCTATAGTTCTGTTTGCGTATGTATTTTTAATTATTTCACCAAGCAGTTTCATACGCAACTCATCAATTATTTCGTTTTGCCAAGCATTTTGTTTTTCTAATTTTGCTATGCGTGTAGAAAAATCAGCAAGAATTTCTTGTAAATATGGGTTCACTTTATTGTCCTTTACTGTACTTTATAGGTTGGGGTGTCGATTTGGTTGCTAATGCTTGTGTAGTTGAAGGCAGAAAAAACCCACACTTGCAACATCCTCGAACGTCTGCCTAACCACCCCTATCCGTTACTCGGCGATTGGTTCTTCAGTTACGACTGAAGGCGCTTGCGCCGCTTGTAGCTGTGCCATTGCTTGCGTTTTGATCTTATCTACTAGACCAACATTCAAAGCAGACAGCACTTGGTTTACTTCTTCAATCGTCAGTTGTACGTTAATCAACATATTAAGCACCCCTACGGCGACGTGCTGGTGCTGCGGGTTTAGCGTCCTCAAACTCAGATTCGATCTCCAAGTTTGGTTCTGCCTCTTTTGCATCACCATCCATGCCTACCCACTCTTGAATATTAAAGACCGGTGTAAAGATGCGACCATAGCTCTTGTGCGTGTAATGCTCTTTTCCAAGAGTCACAATCGGCACAGGTTTGCTTTGATCCTTATCCACTTGCGTAGCGATAGCTACGGCTAGGGTTTGTACGCTACGCTTACCGCCGACCGAAGTGGTGGTGTAACGTGCTTCCAAGCCCTTGTCCTCGCCAGAGATACACTTCATTGACAAGCCAACTTGCGTTTCCCAACCCTTTTTGGCGTTAGGTGGCGCAGGCTCTAGTTCAGGCAATGGCTGAGATACAGACACCATCTTCTCACCAAGAACTTCACCATCACCCCAAGCGATATAGCCATGCACGAATGACAATGGATTGACAGCCCAAGTGGAGTCGTCCTCAATTTCAGTTTGATCTGCACCAAATACCCAATGGCCGGTCTTGTCCATCTTAATGATGACTGTGCCTGCTGGCCCAATCTCAGCTTCGATGGAACGCAAAGCGGTGGAAAGGTCTTTGACGGAAGGTAGGTTTGCACCTGCGAAAGTTACGATGTTATTGGACATTACTGTTTCCTTTATTGAAGTTTAGAAAAGGCAGCAGATAACTGCTTACCTAGTTGTAAAACCGCTGGTCTGGGATCGCTCTCAGGTGCCAACGTACTGCCACTACTAACTGCTACTACTTGATCGGCAGGCAATGGTTTGCCATGCTTTTTCAATACTTTTTCTGCTTGAGCAGGAGATATTACCTTAGAAACCATGAGTTCTTCTTCAGGAATACCCTCATTCATCATGGCTACTAGCGCTTGATCTTCATCGACCCATTGGCGTGTAGCACGCTTGGCAACCAACTTCCAGCCTGGCACAACTGCGCCAGCGTCTAGCATGGTGTGAGTCAATGCCCGTAAGTCCGTCACCCATTGTTCAAGCATATCGGCTTTGTTGAGATAGTCGCTAATTTGATTTACATCAATGTCCTTGACCGCTAAGGCTAAGGCACGATCAACAGCGCCTGTCATTAGTGGGCAGGTTGGTTTTGCGCTGCACCAACGGCAATGATCGCCAACTTTAAGCGGTGCGTCTTTGGCTTGCGAGAGCTTGACGGCCATCTTGAGTTCTTGCTCAAACTTTTTAATGCGCTCAGGTGTAGTCGTCCAGCGTTTAATTTCAGGGGGTTGCACAATGATGCACTCGATCTCGTCGCAGTCCTCAAACACCCATTGCACTTCAGGGGTACGCATGGCAGCCGCCGCATAGAACATCAGTTGCGGATTCTCCTCGGCTTCTACGGCTACGCCGTCACCAAACTTCCAATCCAAAACGATAGCGCGTTTCCCAATCCTACCAAGCAAATCAGTAGAACCAAAAACATCGCTAAGAAAATCCCCAAAACCCACTCTTGTTTCGACGGCAATATCCATTTGGCAGTCAGGGTCAACCTGGTTAAGTAGATCAAGAGCAGGATAGAGCTTATCTTCCAAAAGAGCTTTAGTGAACGTAATCGACTCATACGTGGTTCCCAAGAAGTCGGTTGGTTTTTTATCATGTTCTAGCACCTCGGCAATGATGTTGTGTAAGAGTGTGCCTTCATCGGCGTACTTGCTAGAAGGCTGTGGGGGCATCTTGGCGCATAGAGCGACAGAGCCTGGGCAGTTCATTACCCGCTTGGCGGTTGAGCCGCCGACGATCTGAGAATGTGAGGCCATTTACTTTCCTTTACTGTAGTGATTGAAACTTCACTGTATCACAAAAATAAATGTTGTGCTAAACTTTTTTACATGAAAGAAAAAGACATTGAAAAATATTTTGTTTGGGCCGTCAGCAAGATGGGCGGGATTGCGTACAAGTTTAAGTCGCCAAACCAACGTGGCGTAACGGATCGAGTGGTCTGTTTGCCAGGCGGGATTGTGTGGTTTGTGGAACTCAAGACCGAGGGTGGCAAGCTGTCCATGTTACAAAAGGTTCACGCCCATAACCTCAAGACCCTACATCAGAACTACGCCTGCCTATGGTCAACCGATCATATTGACACTTGGATGAAAGAGAACCAATGAATCTGCGCCCCTACCAAGAGCGTGCCGTTGACTTCTTGTACTCCAACGACCGAGGCATGATCCTAGCCCCTGTAGGCGCTGGCAAGACCGCCATTACGCTCACGGGTATGGATGAGATGCTCAGGCACAAGATCGTCAAGCGGTGGCTCGTTTTAGCCCCTAAACGGGTCTGTACGGACGTATGGCCAATTGAGCAGCCTAAGTGGGCGCCTGATATGCCACTAGCCGTAGCGGTCGGCACGGCTGCCCAGCGCAGCCAAGCACTCCATTCGGGTTTTCCCGTAGTGGTAACTAATTACGACAATATCCAATGGTTAGCCCAAGAGCCATTAGACTTTGACGCCATTGTGTTTGACGAATTGACCCGTCTTAAAAACCCAAGCGGGGCGCGGTTTAAGGCACTTATCAAGATTATTGACAAGATCAAGGTGCGGTGGGGCTTGACCGGATCATTTACTAGCAACGGGCTTGAGGACGTCTTTGGGCAGTGCAAGATTGTCGATCAATCTTTGCTAGGGCGCAGCAAAGGTGCGTTCATGCAACAGTATTTTGTGTGCATCAATAAGGATTTTGGCGAATGGGCGCCCCGTGTAGGTTCTTTGGAGGCCGTAATGAAACAGATTAAACCCGCAACCTTTGTGCTAGAAGCTGGTGCGTATAAAGACAAGCTGCCTGACTTGCATACGATTGAGATGCGCTGCGACATGGCAGACCGCGCCCCATACGAAAAGATGAAAAAAGAGTTTGCCGTTGAGTTTGGCACCGAGCAGATTACCGCCATGAACGCTGCAGTCGTCACAGGTAAGCTACAACAGATGTCGTCAGGCTTTATTTACAAGAGCGAAACAACGGCATCGGACACGCCTGGCAAGATGAACGTCACCAATACGCCTGTGTGGTTTTCTAGCCACAAGTTTGATTTGCTAGACGAGTTGCTGGAAGAAAACCAACACGCTAACACTATCGTGGTTTACAACTTTGTTGAGGAATTGGCTGAACTCAAGCGCCGTTACCCACACGCCCAGACGATTAACGACTTCAAGGCGATTGAGCGTTGGAACGAGGGCAAGATTGAACTGTTGCTGATCCACCCCAAGTCGGCTGGGCATGGCTTGAACCTACAGCACGGCGGTAGCAAGATTGTTTTTGTATCTTTGCCGTGGAGCCTAGAACTCTTTGAGCAGACTGTTGGGCGCTTACATCGCTCTGGGCAGACCGAGGATGTATGGTGTTACATTTTGCTAACCAATAAGTCCGTGGATGAACGGATTTGGGCAGCGTTGCATGACAAACGCGCTATTTCAGATATTGCATTGGAGGAATTGAAATGACCCTACGAGAAGAAGCGTTAAAACTAGCCGACGATATTGACGAGTATGCACCAAACACCAATATTGCCGATGTTATCCGCCGTCTGGTAGCCGAGATTGACCGGCTTAACGGCAAAGAAGATTTTGATATAGACGGGAGATGTTGATGGATCGCTTACTGTATTACAAAGCAAAACTAAAGGCTGCGCAGGCCGAGGAGATTATTCGGGTGCGTGAATACAACCAGGCACAACGAGCGTTAGCCCGTACTGCTAAAGAGGTTATTGAATTACAAAAGAAAGTTGAACAGTATGCAAAAAGTAACTTGGCGAAAACTTAACGACATTTTAAGTCAGTTGACGGAACAAGAAGTCTTGGCTATGCTAAACGAAGAAAGGATTCATAGCCGTAGGTCGTCTGTATTACAACGCCTACATCAGCGCTACACCATGTTGCGGTGCGCCAGAGAGCGCATTGAACTGATGAAAGAAGCTACGCAACCATGACACCAGACTTTAAGACATGGAGCCGTGAGAATTTAGAGCAGTTTGCAAACGCTAGTTATCAAGAAATATTGCACTTGCAAGCTGATTTAAAAACAGCACTAGAAGCGTATCGCGATTTAAACAAAAGGAGAAAATATGATGAAGTTCAGTCTAATAATAGCAACAGCATTAATCAGCGTTAACGTCGCAGCACAATCAACCTCGATCTATGGCCCCAACGGGCAATACTTGGGGCAGACCTTCCAAAGTGGCAACGTCACTTCGTTTTATGGCGCAACAGGTCAGTATCAAGGGCAGGCGTTTCAAAGCGGTAATACCACTTCGCTATACGGCGCAACGGGTCAATACCAAGGTCAACTCTTTAACAACAACGTACCCTTGGTCATCCCTGTACCGATGTTTCAATCGCCGTCCCTGACCCCACAGTTTGACGCAATTTTTGGGAGATAAGCATGAAAAACCCACATATTTGGACACCTTCTGGCACCGACATTGCCGAGCGTTGGAGAACCCAGCACGGCTGGACGCCCCCTTCTGAACTAGTCGAGTATCAACAGAAGTGGAAGTATTATCAGGAATTACCCTTACGCAAATTAGACGATAAGGCTAAAGAAGAATACGAAATGGTTCTTCGTAAAGCCAAGGTAGCTAGAATCCGATGAGCAACGACGAAGCGCTACTTTTTGATGCGATCATAATTTTAGGGTTTATTGCGGTTATTGTTTTTATGATTAACCAAGAATAGACCGCACTTTATCAATTTTAGCCTTACGATCAGCTAGACCGATATTGCCGCCATTGATCCGTTTGGTCATGGTGTCAATATCGCCTTGATCGGCTAAAGCGTTTAACCCCCGTTTATTCCAGAACCAACCCGCCGATAAAGCAGCGTAGCGCGGTTCTTCTAAAAGTTGGGGCGCAGATACTAAGTCGATGCCTAACGCCTCACCACAGTGCGTATAGTTCTCTTTGCCGGTGGTTTGGATTAGCCCTCTGCCAATGTACTTGGCTCCATCGCCATCTTCAGTATTACCCATCCGACCGCCATAAACCTTATTGGCGATCTTGTCAGGCTGGCGTTCATGCGCCGTAGCCGTGTCTAAATCAGGAAAGCGGGACGGCCATGTAGCCATAAGCGCCTTGGCGCTGTAATTGAGGTTCTCACGCAAGAACTTAAACCCGCCTGATTCGTGCATACATTGACCAAGAAAGCACGCCTGGCGGTCATTGGTGTTGATCTCGTATTTAGCAAAGGTTTCTTCTAACGGCTCTTTCCATTTGCCGTCAATGCCAAGGGCAAGCAGTTGCGACTCAAGCATCTTTTTTTTCCTTGGATTTCATATCCATGATCTTTTCTAGGGTACGCCCGCCAAAATATGCGCTCATAATCAGCATACCCCATTGACCTAACAGGTTTACATACGATTCTTTAGCGTCATAGCCAAATGCAGACATCATGGCAAACAAGAAGTAACCTGCAAAAATAGCTACCAATGACATAGGCCGTATGTTTTTAGACAACCACGAGTCACTAGCAAGGTCAGCTTTCCAACGATCCGAGATATTGTTTTGCTCGTTCATGTCGGCGTTTAGTTCAGCTAGTCTGCCCTCTTGCTGCATCTTGAGGAGTTCGGCTTGGGCTTTGGCTTTGGCTTCTGGATCAGGGATGAACTTGTCTAAGACCTTCATCCCAACATCAACTAATGCGGTTAGTGGAAACATTATTTTTTACTCCCCCATACGATATACCACGAAATCCAAGCAGCAATTAAAAAGCACCAAAATTGCACCCAACGAACTTTGGCTAATTCAGCGTCAAAGTACGCCTTATCTGCTTTTTCTAACTTCTCAATTTGGGTCTTAATATCTATCAATTTTTGCCACTCTTTAGTTCCGTACTGCTTGATAAAATCAATCCGTAACTTGTATTCTTCATCCGAAATCTTTTTTTCATGCTTGTACTGCTCAAGGGCTTTATATATTGCCCGTTCCTTCTTTAATTCTGCTTCTCTGCGCTCACGAATCTTGGCTTGCGCTCTTTGTCTTGCTACATCTACCGCTTCCTTCTGTACTTCTTCAATATTCTTGCCAATCTCCCGCCCAGCTTCTCGACCAGTCTTAAAGCCTTCACTAATGCCTTTGGCGCCTGCCGATAGTCCAAGTTCGTCTGCCATAAATTAAGTTAACGTAGGTCATTTTAAAAGTGTGGCAGTTATTTTTCGTCAAGTTTTTTAAAAATTAAACGTAGGGTAGAGTCAACACTCGCAAACCCCGCTTTCATGTCATCTTTAATTTCTTTAACGGCGTCTTTAAAATCATCACGGCGCACATAGACTTCGGGCAGATCACGCTCGATCTGGCGAATGTCCTTTTTTAAGTCTTGAATAGCGTCCCACACGACTTTAAGCACCCAGCCAAAAGCCGCGCCACCGCCGGCAAAAATCCAGTTGATAAGAGTTTGTTCCATTAACGAGCCAGTGCATTTTGGTTTTGTTGGTCAGGTGCTAAGTTGTTAGCTGGGGGTATTGTAAGCATAATTGCGCCAGATGTTACAGCGCGGTTCCAATCTTTGCTTTTGGTCAAAAGGTCAAACGCTTTAATACGCTCATCAGCTGGGAGCGTGTCTAACACTTCATTCATCGCTTTGCCTGTTTTGGCTGCATCCGACAAAATGCCAATAGTCTTTTTGCTTACTTTGCCTTCTAGCGTTTGCAATACTTTTTTGGCAATTGCAGTCTTGTAGCCTACGAAGCCTGGAATCTTTTCTGCCATGCTTTCTTTTTCAAGACCTAAAGCGCGGCGACCTGCTTTGACTTGTTCGCCAATTTTAGCGTCACGCAACAACTCATCAGCAATTTGTTGCATGGGCTTGATGTCTGTACCCATCTCTTTAAAAATATTAAAACTGCCGGGGCCAAAGACGGCTTCTACGGCATCAGGATTGTTGCCTTTAACTAGACGCGTAAACTCGTCAGGCGACTTGTTAAGCATTTCTAGGGCTTTGCCTGCCAACTTACGGCGGTCAATTAACTGTGCGTTTGCAGCATAATCACGCAAGTATTGACCATAGCCTGTACCGCCCGCTTCTTCAACGGCGTTAATAATTGGTGTTTTAAGTTGAGCTAACACACCCGCAGCCAAGTTCTTTTTGGATGTTTGATCTAAGCCTGGGCGTAGCTTTTCAATGGCTGCATTGACTGAGTTCTTGCGTAGGCTATCCAAGGCAAAAGCATCAATAACACCGCCTTGGTCAGTCCACTTAACTACGTCATCACCAAAATTGCGGACAGCGCCTTCAATGACATCGTTACCCGCAAACTCAGGGTTACGCAAAATGCCACCCAAACGGCTCAAAATAGAGTCGGATGTTAATGGTCTAAGGCCGTATGCCTCTAAGCTATCTACGGCAGCTTGTTTAAACCGCCCAGCTTCACCAAAGCGTAAAGATGCCTCGGCAGCTTGTGAAGCCACCTCATCGGCTTTTTTGGCTAATTCAGCAGGATAGTTGTAAAGCGAACTAGCAGGTAATCCTGTTACAGTTACTTTGCCTTTGGCTAGTGCTTCTGCACGGGGTATAGCACCTACAAAGCGCCGTACATCTTGAACCTTGCCTGTAGCAGCTTCGGCTAATACGTTGGCTTCTTGTTGCAAACGCTTGCCGGTTGTACCCGCAATATTGGCAGCTGCCAACTCGGTTTCACGGATTGGGGTCATTAAATTGTTAAGCGCATTTTTAAATTGACCAACCGACGTTAAGTTTTCGGTCAAAGTTGGCCCACCAGCTAACTGCGCTAAACGATTTAATTGATCTGCTTTTTGCGTGTCTTTTAACACGCGGAAGTAACTAGACTTGTCTTTACCCGCCACAAAGTCTAAAAACGCCTGATATACATCGTTGTCAATACCGGCAGCGGCTTGGGCTGCACTAATGTCTAAAGGCGCTAATTTGTTAGCGGCACGAATCTGATTGATCTGATCGCCTGCTACTTCACGGGCAACTTTACCCGCTTCAACATTGGCTAATTTGCCTGTTACGGCATCAATAAATTTACCGCCTGCTTGGGCAACATATTTGCCAACAGTAGGCAATACAAACGGCGCAGCAGCGCCAATTACTGTACCTGTACCAGCTTCTTCAGGGTTAATAAGGGCAGCGGATGTACCGCCCACTACAGCACCGCCACCAGCCCGTGTTGCTACATCGGCAGCACGGCCACCAAAAGTAGTGGGTGCAGCTGCGCCTGTTCTAAAGCCACCTGTTCTAATGGCTTCTGCCACATTGCCTGCGCCTGGTATCTTGCTAACGCCTTTGGCAATTACACCGCCAACTGGCAAGGTACTAACAACTTCACCTGTAAATTCACCTGCGCCTGTTGCGGTAGGTGCTACGGCTTTATAGGGGACTATAAACGCTTCTTGTTCGGCTTGGCGACGTGCAGCGTCCTCAATTAAGGCACGACCAGCTTGTTCAACTGGATTTAATACACGTTGCCCCGTAACTAAACTAGATAAAGTTTGATCGGCAGGGAATAAATTTCCTACGGCTTCTAAACCCTTACCAACTAAACGCTGACCACCAAACATAATGTTGCCTGCACCTTTACTAAAACCCGCAAAAGGCGCAACAGCGCTACGCAACTCTGCCTCAACCATTTGCCGACGAGGGCTGACTTGTTCTGCTACGCCACCGCCAAACTGTTTGGCTAAGGCTTCATAGTCAATCTTAGTATCAGGCGCAGGGGCAGCCGAGCCACCAAATTGCTTTGCAAGGGCTTCGTAGTCTACGGCCATGTTATAACCCCGCTGCTTTTTTGTACGCTGCTGCCGCTTCTGGTGTTGGGAACGTTAATACTTTACCGCCAGGGATTGTTACGCTGTTACCGCCTGCACTTGGCGCGGAAGGAGTAGCAGGCGCAGCGCTAGGTGCAGCCGCACCGCCACCAAGACCTTTGTAATCATAGGTCATATCGTAGGCTTCACGAAGCCGTTGTTTTGATCCACTAACAGAGTTAGCAATACGATCTAATTCAGCTTGAACGCTTCCGGGTTCTTGCGTACGATCTAGTGCGCCTGCGGCTTGACGTAAGAACTGACCTTCTTGGTTCGATACGTTACCTAATGCGCCACCTGTGGGTGAAGCGTTACGCATATCTTGAAGTTCTTTAAACTGCAAACCTGCGGTAACTTTATCGTATAAAGCCTGTGCTTCACGACCTTCTTTAGTAACGCTAGGCGTACGACCGTAAACAATACCTGTAATGCTGTTAAGACCAGGATGATTACGCAAACGTTGAATATCGCGAATAAGTTCATCAGATTTAGCGTCAAACGATTTAAGTGCGGACGTAGCTTGTGGAAACTTAGCCTCTCGTACTTGCATTTCTTTAGGCGAAATTGGCGTAGTAGTTGGGCCACCGGGAATTGCTTCAATTGTACCTTCTGGCGTCATACGGTAGCCTACAGGAATACGACCAATATCTTGACCACGCATGGTTGTTTGAGCGGTAATGTCTTGACCACGGCGCGCTGTAAGATCAGATTGTTGTTGCGCTGCACTAATGGTTTTTGTTTCGTAAAGTTTTTCGGCTTTAGCTAAACCTTGTGTAATGTACGCCACACGCTCATTAGCGGGGATAGCTGTGTAAATTTGTACGCTGCGCTTTGCTTGTTCTGGGCTAATTAAACCGTCACGTAAACCTTCTTGTATATGGGCAATATAATTTTCGTTTGATGGATTTTGAAGAAGGTCTTTACTACGCTCGCGCATAATATTCATACCTTTTTCGGTAAGTTCAAAACCTGTTTTCTTAATCTCGCCTTGAAGTTTTTGCCCTTGCAACGCGTCAGCCCTTAGCTTTAGCGCGGTTGCAGGGTCAAGGGATGCTACTTGCTTAAACCCTTCAGGTGTACTAACGTCGATGCCTTGGGAATACAATTCGCGCAGCTTGTTTTGTGTATCTACGCCGCGTTGCATTTCGCCTAATTTGACGGCCTCACCCATCATCGCCAATTGATTCATAGGCGACTCTAGTTTTATATTCTTAACTTGTAAGGGAATACTTGGATCGATTGGCATAATTATTCCTTACCCTGTATATGCAGTGCTGTAATCGGTGACGGGCGCGGGGCCACCTGCTCTTGTATTAGAGTAAAAATTAGGTGAGTTTTGTGGGGTAAATCTATTTATTAATTGATTTGTTTGATATTGGCTAATGCCTTGCCCAATAGCATTGGCATACGCATTAGCAGAGCCAACTTGCCCCGCTGCCATCGCGTTTCCAGCGCCTGTTGTCAAATTAGCTATGTTTCCTGTTGCTGCGCCGATGTTAGACGCTTGCCCTGCACCCGCAGCTTGCCCCACACCAGTTAAGAATTTTAACGGATCCATTTTGTTGCTACGTTCGGCATAGTACCGATTGAACGCGTTGGTGTACTCTTGCGATCCCATTTCTTGACCGTAGGCTGTAGCGGCTCTTAGCGCGTTACCAGAGATTAAACCACCCCTAGCGGCTGCGTTTGCGTTGAGCGCTTTTATACCTTCTTTAAGCCTAAAAGCGTAACCAGGGTCTTGTTTAAAATCGGTCTGGGAGAAAGGTTCATAATACTCGCCGCCAGGTTCAGTCATGGCCGCAAGGCGGTTCATGGCTTCCGTACCTTTATCTACATAAGGGGCGCTAATAGCTTGTTGTTCTGACAACCCCGCTTGTTGCGCTGCAATAGCCCTATCTGACGCCTCGGCCTGTGTTCTAGCGGCGCTTTTAGCGGCTTGTGAACTCATATAGCCAGAGGCTACTGATCCTACTACTACGGCACCGGCTACCCATCCTGACATGGCAATTCTCCTTGTAAAGCAATACCAAAATTAACTCTCATTGATGATCTATAGTCTACTAATAATTCTTCACCTATGTGAATAATACGTTTAGCTACGGCGTTAATATCATCACCAACCAGCGTTGGGATAACATTACTATCAAAAGAATGATTAATAAATCGGCCTGCAGGCGTACGTTTACCGTTAATTCGTCCTGGGCAGATGACTTCACCTGCTTCAAAACGCTTGGTTGCAAACAACCCTTTGCCGTGGATCTTAGAATCTCTAAGCTCTACAGCGTATCCTTCAGGCATATCAATTAAGTCACTCTCAATTTGCACAATCGCATTTATTTGCGCTTGGTCAAGACCAAGTTGAGATACAAACAGATTATAGTCATTTTGTGCGTTTTGAATCATTAATGCAACTCTATTTTCACCTAAACCGCAAGCAGGTACAACGTACAAACGTTCTTCAAGCACTGCAATATCTTTGCAATTGTCTGGGTTGTCATAAATATCAACCCAAACTACTTCTTCGTCAAACACGCGGCCTACGCGTTGCGCGCCTGCTTTAGCTTCAAATTCACACGGCGCAGTCATTATTTTGACTTCATCACCTACATTGACCGCAATCGTACCTTTTTCAAGGCGAATCTTGTAATCTGTCTTATGTTCTGCGCCTGTTAGCACAGTCCAAGCGGGAATACGGATAGCGCGTTCGTATATGTTAGGTTTAAAGGTATGCGTTGTCACAATGTCAGCTTGAGGCATCTGTAAAAGATTTTCTTGTAAAGCCTCAATCTTTTGTGCAAAAGGAAGCAGTACCTTAAACCCTTTGCCGTAAGTGACGTTGACTGTGTGCAACATTAGCTTGAGATCTCACGGCCGTTAGACCGAATGTTAATGGCGGTGGCTGCACTAGCAATGGTTGAGATGAAGCCACCTGGTTCTAGCGCTTGCCCAACGATCTCAGGAAACGTGTAGGTTTCGCCTGCGGCTAGGCTCTTAGTCTTAACAATCAAGTTCTTATTGCCCGACGTATCCGCTACCGTGACAATGTTCACGCTCAACGAGGCGCTAGACCCACTAAAGTTAGTCGCCGTGAATTTGTCAATGATAGCGCTGATGTTGTTACCCGCAGTGTACTGCGTGGTCTGCGTGTTTTCAGCAATCTTGGCGGGGATCAGAACTTTGACGTAAACGGTCATAGCTTACTCGTAAAGAATATTTATAGAACCAGCATCGAATGTATCTGTGCCGTTTACTGTCGTAATGCGAACTTGAGTTAAAACATCAGAAAGGGCTTTGCTTCCACCTGAAAAAAGCATTTGCGTTGTAATCATTTTATGAACACCACTTCCAATCCAAGTATTTCCTGAAATATTTACTAATGTATAAGTTCCTGAAATTAAAGCCGCACCACTTGACGCTGAATTAAAAAGTAAATAGCCTGCT